CGTAACAAATTAGTATATGATGCTAACACAGGTGAGATGCGAGATGAGAAAAAGCATATGAGTATGCTTGAAGATTTCTGGTTGCCTCGTCGCGAAGGTGGTAGAGGAACAGAAATTACAACTCTTCCTGGTGGACAAAACCTTGGAGAAATTACAGATATTGAATACTTTAAGAAGAAACTTTATAGAGCACTGAACGTCCCCGTCTCTAGACTAGAGGGTGATGGTGGATTTAATCTTGGCAGATCTTCAGAAATTCTGAGAGATGAGCTTAAGTTTAGTAAGTTTGTAGGTAGACTCCGCAAACGTTTTAGTAATATGTTCTTGGATATGCTGAGAACACAATTACTTCTCAAGAACATTGTCACAGTTGAAGACTGGGAGTCAATGTCTGAGCATATTCAGTTTGACTTTATCTACGACAATCATTTCTCAGAACTCAAAGAAGCAGAACTTCTGCAAGAAAGACTCAATCTCATTCAGGTTGCAGAACCTTATGTTGGAAGATACTTCTCACAAGATTATGTTCGCCGTAAGATCTTGCGTCAGAGTGATGATGAAATGATCGAACAAGATGATATCATCCAGAAGGAAATCAAGCAAGGTGTGATTGCTGATCCTTATGAAATGGATATGGCAGTTGATGGTCTAGGGGGTGCAGAACCAGGACAGCCATCAGAATCTGCACCAGCTGCAGGTATGGATCTTGGAGCACCAGTTACTGAACCAGACTTAGAAAAACAGGGCAAGTCAACTGAATCCCCAGACGGTGGAATTATTTGAGTATAAATATATTTAGTATGTTTATATTAATTTCCAATGGATGATCTTATGGATTTGATGATTTCTGCGGAATCACCGTCGCAAATCAGTGACCAAATTAAAGACGCTCTGTTTTCTAAATCAGCAGAGAGGATTGAAAATCTTAAACCAGTCGTAGCTACAACTTTGTTTGGCGAAGATGAAGTAGGGGAACTTGAAGATGAAATCACAGAAAATCCTGAGGAAGAAGAATGAGTTTTACTCGTATGATCGGCAAAGAAATTGCCGCAACAACTGTTGTTAGTACCGCTAGTTCAGTCGGTCATGCAAGACTTGTTCGTGTTTACAACGGACATAGTGCTGCTGTCTTTGTTGCTGTTTCTACCTCAACTGCTGATGTAGTTGGTTATGGTTCAATTACGGTTGCTCCTGCAACGGTTGAATTTGTTGATAAAGACTATAAGGATGTTATGTGGGCTGGTAATGCCGCTGTGAAGTTCGCCAAAGTAGGATTTACAAACTAAGCAAATGAAACTTATCAGAGAAGAAATCGAATCAGTCGATTTCATTGTCGAACAAAAGAACGGCAAAAAATCCCTGTACATTGAGGGAGTATTTCTTCAAGGAGATATCAAGAACCGTAATGGTCGGATGTATCCTATGGAAACTCTTCGTAAAGAAGTGTCTCGTTACAATGAAAACCATATCCAAAGTGGTCGTGCTTTGGGTGAACTTGGACATCCTGAGGGTCCTACCGTTAACCTAGATCGAGTTTCACACAAGATCGTTTCTCTTAGAGAAAGTGGTTCTAATTTTATTGGTAAGGCAAAGATCCTAAGCACCCCTATGGGTAAGATTGCACAAAATCTTATCGATGAAGGTGTTAAGTTGGGCGTTTCTTCTCGTGGTATTGGTTCATTGAGTATGACTCGTGAAGGCACCAATGTTGTTGGTGAAGACTTCACGTTGGCAACTGCTGCTGACATTGTTGCTGATCCCTCTGCACCTGATGCATTTGTATCAGGAATCATGGAAGGAAAGGATTGGGTATGGGATGGAGGCATTCTTAGAGAGGCAGCTGCCCGTAAGACATACAATCATATCAATACATTGGTAACACAAAAACAACTTGACGAGAAGAAATTGGATCTCTTCAACGACTTCCTTGCAAATCTTTAGATTATAAATAAATATAGATTAAGTAGATTAATCGGAGAAACCTTCAATGTCGCTTGGACGCTTACAAGAAATGGAAACTAAGACTACGAAAGTATCTGATCAAGTTACTCGCGGTGCTAAGGCGGGTGATCCAATGCCGACAATGGCAGATCCAGGTACTCAACTCGCATCAGTAGAAGACCTCGGTGGGCCTACCCCCGAAAACTACAAACCCGATGATGACTCGGCAAAACTGAAAGAACCAAATCTTCGTACTGTTGCTGACGTTGTTAATCGTGGCGCAAAGAAGGCCGATCCTATGCAATCAATGGCCAAAGAAGAGGAAGAAGTGCTAGAGGACGGTCAAGAAATCGTTGCCGAAGACGAAGTTACCGAAGAGGGAACTGTCGAAGAAACTGCAGAGTATGACGTTGATGAAGACGTTAATGCTCTTCTCGGTGGCGAAGAACTTTCTGAAGAATTCAGAGAGAAAGCAAAGACTATCTTTGAAGCTGCTTTGACCGCTAAGGCTGCAGAAATCAAAGAGGCACTAGAAGCTCAATATCAAGAGCGTGTTGCCGAAGAGATCGACTCTATGAAAGTCGAACTCCAAGAGCGTGTTGACTCTTACTTGGAATATGTCGCTGATGAGTGGCTATCCGAGAATCAACTCGCTGTTGAAAACGGACTTAAGTCCGAAATGACCGAATCATTCCTCGGCGGAATGAAGAGTCTTTTTGAAGAACATTATGTAACCATCCCTGAAGATAAGTATGATGTTCTCTCCAATATGGTAGAGAAACTAGATGACATGGAGACTAAACTCAACGAGCAAATCGATAGAAATATTACACTCAACAAGCGCCTCGCAGAGTCGGTTGCTGATGGTATTCTGGAGAACGTTTCTGATGGACTTGCTTCCACTCAGAAAGAGAAACTCGCTTCTCTCGCAGAAGGTGTAGAGTTTGAAAGTGAAGAATCTTATAGAGGAAGACTGGAAACGCTTAAGGAGTCGTACTTCACTAGCGGCAAAACCACTTCCCAATCTGCTCAAGCTGAGTCACTCTCGGAAGGTGTAGATGATGCAGGCGCTTCTTCGGAAGGCAGAATGTCTCATTACCTTAAGTTCCTAGACGCAGCTGGCAACTAGTTGAATTTTTTATTAAAGCAAACACTAACCTTATAAAGAAATGTTCCAATCAGAGCATCTGGTTGAAAAGTGGAAGCCACTTCTCGACCACGACGGAGGAATCTCCGACTCACACCGTAGAGCAGTTACCGCTGTTCTGCTAGAAAATCAAGAAAAGTTTTTACAAGAAGAGCAGTCTTTCCAGACAGGTTTCAACCTGATGGAAACGCCTACCAACGCTGGTAATGCCGCTGGTGGGTCTGGTGCTTTCAGTGGCAGTTCTGCCGCTGCTGGTCCTACTGCTGGTTTCGACCCCGTTCTGATCTCCTTGATCAGACGCTCTATGCCTAACTTGGTCGCATATGACCTTGCAGGCGTTCAACCGATGAGCGGTCCTACTGGACTGATCTTCGCAATGCGTTCACGTTATGCTGGTCCTGGCACCCCAGGTCAAGGCGGTACTGAAGCATTCTTCGACGAAGCAGATACTGCCTTCTCTGGTCAGGATCATGGTTTCGATCTTACTGGTAGCGATAACGTTGCTGGTTTGGGTACTACCTCACAGACTGGTAGCAACCCATCTGCACTCAACCCTGTTGGTACTGCAGCTTCCCTCGGTTATACCGTGGGTCAAGGCATGGCAACTGGCGATGCTGAAGCTCTGGACGGCACTGGTTCGGATGCCTTCAACGAGATGGCATTCTCAATCGAGAAAGTCACCGTTACTGCTAAGTCTCGTGCGCTGAAAGCAGAGTATTCTCTGGAACTGGCACAAGACCTTAAGGCAATTCACGGTCTTAACGCTGAAGCAGAACTTGCTAACATCCTCTCTACTGAAATCCTTGCGGAAATCAACAGAGAAGTGATCAGAACCATCTACAAGGTTGCCGAGCAAGGCGCTACCCTCAACACTGCAACTGCTGGTGAGTTCAACCTGGACGTTGACTCCAATGGTCGCTGGTCTGTTGAGAAGTTCAAGGGTCTTCTGTTCCAAATCGAAAGAGATGCGAACCAGATTGCACAAAGAACTCGTAGAGGCAAAGGCAACATTGTTCTGTGTTCTGCAGACGTTGCTTCCGCACTCACGATGGCAGGCATCCTGGATTACACCCCTGCTCTTAACGCTAACCTGAGCGTTGATGACACTGGCAACACATTTGCTGGTACTATTAATGGTAAGTATCGCGTATACATCGATCCTTATGCTGCTAACAACAGTGCTAACCAGTACTATGTTGTTGGTTATAAGGGTACTTCCCCTTATGATGCTGGCATCTTCTACTGCCCTTACGTTCCTCTTCAGATGGTTCGTGCCGTTGGTGAGAACTCCTTCCAGCCGAAGATTGGCTTCAAGACCCGTTATGGTCTGGTCGCTAACCCATTCGCAGAAGGCACCACCCAGGGTCTTGGCAGACTGCGTGTAAACGCAAACCGTTACTATCGTCGCGTCAAGGTCACGAACCTGATGTGATATAAATATCCTCACCGTGTGAAGGATAGTGCTGAGGGGTCTTCGGACCCCTCTTTTTTTGTCTAAATAGAGATGACGAGTTGAATCTACATGCTATCTACCCAATATAGACTGCGATTAGAATTTATTTGCAAATGTATTGCAAATAATGAAGAAGTCAAACTAGACGATATGGTTTGGGCACAGAAACTTGCTAAAGCAAATACATCTGCTAATGAGATGTTAAAGATGGCAAGACGCCAAGCATCACAAAACATTGAAGAGGGAAGTATAGATGATTTTATGAATAGGATGGGTTTAGGAGATCCAGATCCATCCAATCATAAAACTGGATTTGATAGTCCTGAAGACATTAAAAATTGGTTTCAGCAAGATAAACCTGATGACTGGAGGCAACGTGACTGAACTTAAAATTACTCCTCAAACATATATTGATATGAACCAAGAGTTCATTGATGATGACATCCCATTCAGAATTG